CAACCAAGAATTACCTGCTTCATGCCGGGCTGTCTGGTAACGGCACAATATGCACGAAAAAGGCTATAATTAAGCAATCTACGCTCATCTCGGGTGGTAGTAAGGGAATGGTTAGAACGATATAATAGCGCCGTTAGAAAGGCTTGTAGGCGTTATTTCTTTGAATGCTGATTGGGGAGCTTATGGCTCCCTTTTTTTATGCCCCTACGGTTGGTTTTATTTGGTTAGGGGTTACTATTGGGGTTACTGTTAGGGGTTACTACTTCTTTAAGTTAGGGGTTACTTTAGGGGTTACTTTTTCAGTTCTCAGAGGGTACGCCCGAAATAGGAAACTATGTTATAAATGAAAGCAAGTGCCGTTTTTCTCTGTTTTCAGAGAGGAAAAACGACACTTGTTTGTGTGATATACCTTATTATAATAAAATAAATCCTTTGATTTACAGTGTATTTACGAGTTTGCTTCAGGTAAATTCCTTCAAAAGTGTGTGCGTGCGTCCTTTTTTAGCCTTCTGTAGGAGGCATGCGTGTACCACTTAGAAGAACTTGCTGATACTTCCGATTACTTCAAAGACATTGATGATGCGTGATTTGTCGAATTCCTGTTCATCGTAGTCATTGGTGTTGATGGGGATGAAGCGCAGCTTGTCCGGATCCGGCGACCTGCGGAGGATTTTAATGGTGCGGATGGTATCCAACACCACTGCATAGATTTCGCCATATTGGATGTCGTTGAGTGTGCATTGGTGCAGGGCAATGATGTCGCCATGGTTTATTTTGGGTTCCATGGAGTGCCCGGTGACATTGCACCAAAGGCTGGCTTTTTCGAATCCCCTTATTACAATGTTGGTGGCAGGTATGTTTACCTGTGAATTAAACACTTCATCAAAGCCCCCGATAAAGTCCACATCGTAGTATGGTGTACCGATGGATGGGTTCATAGATGTGGTAGGCAGAGTCGAAGAATTTGCTTCGTCTATTGTTTTAATGCCGTTCAAATCATCTTTCAACATGCTTCCTGCACCAGTAAGTAACCAATCGGCAGATAATTCCGGATAGGCTAATAGAATTTTTTCAATATTCATTGAGCTCATGCCTTTGCCAGACACCTTTGCTTTCCCAATAAGTCCAACAGAAAGACCGGCATTAACAGTCATTTGATTGTCATTTATGCCCTTTTTCTCCATGAAATATTGAAGTCTTTCTATAAAATTCATATCCTTATATTGATTTTCTTCCATATTTAGTTTGATGTATTGAAATAATTCTATATATTTGCAGCGTGTTTAAGATGTAAACAGCGCGCCAAATATACAAAAAAGGCGTGTGATTAGCGAATTTTAAGGATTAAAGAAAATGAAAGCAAAAGTAATTATAGCTCAAGCAACAGCCGAGACCGCCGAAGCTCTTTACGGACTGGTCAAGAAGATGGTAGATACAACAGCAATCAAGGCTTATCCCAGTGTAGATTATCAGGCAGTTTTCTTTTCAGCTGATAGATACGACTTAGACTTTGTAAAAAGAGTATTGGCGGATAAGTGCTTTTCTTTCAAAATTGAAGATGCAGAATAATACAATAAAATAAGTGAGTTTATGACACAGCAAGAATTTATGGAACGGACGGGGATAACCCCTACAGCAGAGGATTTTGATTACATCCATGCGGTTTATCTGAACACTTCGATGAACAAGGATGAGTTCTGCAAAGATTTCAAGAAACATGGGGACAGCCGGATTATCCGCGATGTTCATGTGCGAGTGCTGAACTATGAAATGAAATGTGAACGTCAAAAGGAAGTTATCGACAACCTGACCGATTTTCTGATTGGCAAGGCACATGCGTATGACGATACCGATTTCCGCAAAGAAGCGGTAGGGCTGGTCGGTGAGATGGAAGTGGTGAAACGGACCATTGAATTGGGGCTTCCGCTTTGGGATGAAGACAGGATGGTTGTCCTTTCGATGATAGAAGAACAAGGCAAATAGATTGCCGGATAACTGGCAGCCCGGAAAGACGGGCAGGGGCGGCAGGCACGGCCGGAGAGTTGGTAAATCGAAATAAGAAAGCGTAGAAAGCCGTCGGGGTTCGATTCCCCGCGCCCCACGATATAAACTTTTAAAATTTAGAGTTATGGCAAAGAATTTCAATCCGAGAACAGCAGAGAGTCTGTTCAAACAGAAGTTGCGCACGATGATAGGCAGTACGGCACATACGCAGAATATTGCCGACCAGGCGATGGAGCTGGCTGGACAATTCATGACGGAGGATGAGATAAGCAACTCGGATGCCTACCGGGTGATAGAGAATGTGAGCTGTGTGTGTGAGGAAGCGATGCAGGTGCTGGTCGAAGAACTGCAGAAAGGGACACGCCTTCATGAAATACTGACGGGTGATTAGGAAATAGCGGAAGCCGTTGAAAACCTTTGAACGAACGATAACGATTAAAAAGTATGACGATATGAGAAAGCAGATTTTGACAGATAACGAGACCAAGACCTTCTTGATGAAGACATTCGGATGCAGCCGTCAGGCTGTGTGGCAAGCACTGAATTTTGTCCGTGACAGCGATCAGGCGCGCCGGATACGCACTCTTGCCCTGAAGCGAGGCGGCAAACTGACTGACGGGAACTTCATTCCGAACTGCGAAACCACCTTCGAGGAGTGTGAGCATACCATGACCTGCACCTTCGGTCCCCGTGTAAAGCTGGTAGTCCACCGGAAGACCAACGATGTGGACGTGTACGTGGACGGAAAACGGACCGAAACCTACCAATGTGAGTTTGTATCAGACTTCATGCAGCTGCAGCACGAGACCCAACAGATGGCAGCTGCCTTATAAACAGCAATGAAATGGAGTATTATGGAAAGATATTGTGCATATCATACAAGGATTTGACCTACGATGACCGCCCGGTGATTCGGGAAGACGGAAAGGCCGACTACAGCAAGAGCCGTGCGCTGCGAGGACATCATCCCTCCATGCTTTCCATGGAAGAACTTGCTCCCATCATGTCGGTACCCAATTACAAGAAGCTGGCGGCCAGGAAAGAAATCAACGTAGTGCGACAAGGCAAGGGGCTTGGAAGTTATGCACTGATAGAGATTGCCACCATGCCCCTGCGATTTCAGGAACGGATAAAATTAAAATACGGAGAAATGAAAGAAGATATTTTGAGAAACTGGTTTATCGGTCATTACCACATCGATGCGAAAGCCCGGGAATTCTACACCCGGTTCCGCTTTGACAACGGCGACACCCTGCCGCCGGAACACATCCAGGAATATACGGTGAACGCTTCGGTCATTGAAGCCGTGCTTCGTGCGATGGACGATGCCACCTTTATGCGCAAGGCCATGAAGGCCGGTCCGGTGAACTGGGGCGAGCTGGCAGGAGCCATCAGCTACTATCAGGCAGAGTTCGGGCATACCCTGCCCGTGAGTTCCAACCGCTTCAAGAAGCGTGTGAATGACTTCAAGTCCAACGGCTATGAAAGCCTTATCAGCCGCAAGTTCATGAACCAGAACCGAAGGAAGGTGACTTATAAGATTGAAGACCTGGTCCGTGGTCTTGCCGCCCAAGCGGAGCACCCTTATGATACCGTAGTGGCAGAAATGTATAACCAGTTTGTGACAGGGAACTGCGAAGCCTACGATCCGGAAACGGGTGAAATCTTCAACCCTGAAGACTTCACTGACAAAAGCGGGAATCCGGTGGTTTTGAGCAAAGCTACGATAGCCAACATATTGAAACAGCCCAAGACCATTGCCTTGCTGGCCAAAGTTCATCAGACCCAATGGAACTTCAACAACTCCCAGCGCCCCTACCATCTGCGCAGCCTGCCGCAATATGCATTCAGCAAGATTTCCGCTGACGACCGAGACCTTCCGCGACCTATGCGCGATGGGAACTATGTGCATGCCTATTATGTAAGCGACGTGGCAAGCGGTGCCGTTGTAGGATACGCCTACAACCGGAACAAGAACAAGGACCTGTTTCTGGATTGTATGAGGAACATGTTTCAGACCATCGACCAGAACGGCTGGTATATGCCGGCACAGATAGAGGTGGAACACCATCTGGTGAACAAATTCACAGACGGCCTGATGCAAGCCGGTGTGGTTTTTCCCCTCATACACTGGTGCAACCCCGGCAACAGCCGTGAGAAACGCCAGGAGCACGTGAACCGCGGCAAGAAGTACAGCGTGGAAAAACGGACTCAGCAGAATATCGGCCGCTGGTGGGCCAAACTGGAAGCCAACCGTCCGAAAGTGGAAAAGGTATATGACGAACTGAACAACACCTATCGGGTGCCTACCTATACTTACGAGCAGCTTGTGGCTGATGATATTGCTTCCATCAAAGAATGGAACAACCAGCCGCACCCCAATCAAAAGAAATATCCTGGCATGACGCGTTGGGATGTGCTTTGTGGAACACAGAACCCGGATCTTCGTCCTTGGGATAAAGCGGTGTTGTACCGGTATATCGGTGAGCATACCGAAACGTCCATCCGGCAGAATGCCTATTTGACGGTAAACCATGAAGTATATCGTCTGTCCGACCCGAACGTAATAGACCGGTTGGAACCGCGCAACTACCAAGTGGATGCCTATTGGCTGGCAGGCGCAGACGGTAATGTGCAGGAAATTTATGTATATCAGCATGGCCGGTTAATAGACACCTGCCAGAAGGTGAAACGTTACAATGAAGCCACCGCCGAGCAGACCGAGTACGACAAGGCAGCCTATACCGAACAGGCCAAGTATGTAGCCAAGTTCGACAAGATGATGAAGGACGGAAAGATCAAGCGTGTGGGTATCCTTGCCAAAGAGGAAGCAAAGCTGATAACAGAGGTACAGGCGGAAGCCGTTCCCCTTCCTGCACAAGCCGAGGAAG